CTTTATTCTAAATTGACCAAAATCGATTCTTGCACCTTTGCTTCTTTTGACTTCAAGCGAAAATGCTTTTTCACCAGTTGCTTGATGTTTCACTACAACATCACTTCCTGTGCCAAATTTTCCTTCTGCTGCGGCAATATAATCATCTTCCAGGCTTTTGTTCGCCAGGAAGGAATTAATTGAATGAGCGACTGTTTCTTCAAATCCAAATCCCAAAGAAGCAACCGTTCCTGCACCTTGTTTTAGCATTAGCGTTATAAACTTTTTATTTCCATTTTTTAGTAAAAAATAATAGTTAGTCACCCCAGAACGAGATTTGCCTGCTCTATAAGGTATCGCCTGTGAGATAATGTTGTTATGAATAAGATCTTTGATTACTTTATCTCTGTCTTTGAGCGGACCAAAGTTATCTAAAACAATAGTAGTTCTTCCTTCTTTAAAAACTGCACCCTGCGGCAAATTGGAAGTTTCCTTTATTTTGCCTAAAAGAATACTGCCTATTTCTTTATTGGTTAAAGAAGAATCGAGTGCGAAAGAATCGAAAGGATCTATTTCTTGTTCTTGTTCACCTAATACCTCATCAAACATCTCATACAACATTTGGTTTGTGAGAGTTTTAGGACGAGGCGCAAAATAGTTTTCTACTAGCTTATCAATTTCAGTCATAATATAAATAGTTCCTTATACAATGATATCCGCAATACCTAGTTTTATTGCTTCGTCAGCGCTTAAGTAAACGTCGACCTTCTTATTAAGCATAGTATTTAATTTTTTCTTTGTCAACTTAGTTTCTTCAACTAGTGCATCGATGTGTTGATTTTGCAAATAACGAGTTTCATTTATTTCGTTTTCTAGCGAGTGAATGGCTCCGTAGTGCCCTCCGCGAACTGCATGCATCATTATTCTTGTGTGCTTGCCTATGCGCCTTTTACCTTTGGTCCCAGCAGCCAACAGAAGGACGCCGGCAGACATAACCTTTCCAATGGCACATGTGTATATCGGACACTCTTCGCGTATCATACGCATTAAATCATATATAGCAAACATTCCTAGAGCATCGCCGCCCCATGTAGATATATAAAACTCAATTGGCTTCACATATAGATCTTCACCTTCTTTAGTTGGAAGTTCATAACACGTGTGATTGAGATAAATTAAGGTATTGCAAACGTCTTGGAGGCACTCTTCATCCAAATCGCCAAACAAACTAACTGCTCGCAGTGGAGGGTGTTGAACTGAGTTTAGAGCATCTAACAATTCATTGTCGGATATATCTTCATCTTTAAGGCGCCGAGTTCGTTTTGACTTTGACATGTTTACTCTCCTCTTGTAAAGGTTGACTTCTTAGGGCTTTTTTATAATGTATATCTAGAGTATTCATTATATCATCCCAACTCTCTATGTCGAGAGCGTCTCTGTAGACAACGGGTATAGAATCTTTTAGTTTTTTAGATGTTTCTTTTTTCCATGCTGAAAAAGCCGCTTCATCTATATTTTTATGCAGTTTTATCTTTTCTTCACTCAGATGTGAATCTTCAAGAGAAACATATTTAAGCGTCATAGCAAAAACCAGCTGTTCATATGCCATACCAATAAGCTGAAAGGAATATATTTTGATGTCGGTTAAGAATTGTATTTTTTTGTGGAATAACAGTACTTTATCTAAAATAAGATAAACGAAACCACCCAGAAAAAACCAAAAGAACCCCTGCATCTAAGCCTCCATCGCTAGAGAAAGTATAATTTATTTTCTTTTCTTTGTCAAGCGCTTGGCGACTCGCTTGACAATTTGGTTAACCAGAGACTCGTTAACTACGGATGAGCGCTCTTGTACAAGTTCCTCATCCTCGACATCAACGTCTAATTCTTCTTCACCAGAGTCTAATTCTTCTTCACCAGCGTCAAACTCAGCATCTAGCTCTTCTTCGCCTTCATCCTCAACACCCATGTCAGGAGCGGGAATGTCTTCCGGCGGCGCTGCGCCTTCTAAAGCAGCGCGGATTCTATCAGCAACAGCCAAGAATGCATCTGCTTCTTCGTCAGTGAGCGTGAGTTCACCATCGGTTCCTGCATCTAGGTCTCCCCCGTCGTCATCTAAAACGTCATCATCAACGTCCAGCATCTCATCTTCGCCTTCAAGCTCAGCATCCAACTCTTCGTCGGCGCCAAATTCTGTTTCATCGAATTCTGCCTCTTCGGGGGGAGCGGGCTCCTCTTCTTCGTTAAACATATTGCTAACAAAGCTATCCCCTATAGGTCCCATTTCAGCCAACTTCATGAAGCGCCGAATAGTTCCTTCTTCCAATAATGTTTTTTTAGACATGTCTTTCTCCTTGACTAGTTTATGGATGCTGGGCATCTTTTGGTTTACTGGTTGTTATAATTAGTATCTTCTTTCTTAAAACGGTTTTTTTCTAATTTCTTTAAAGCTTCTTTTTCTATCTGTGTCACGCGGACATAAGATATGCCTAAACGTTCTCCTACTTGCTTCAAAGTCATGGGTCCATTCTTTTTAATTGATATTTGCGCGCAATTTAAATCATCACCATAGTCTACCCACATTCTGCACGTTTTTTCACCACAAGACACTTTATTTTTATAACAGGTTTCTGCACATAATTTCATATATCACCTTTTTCCCTTTCGATTGTATCGAAAATATCTTCTATTTCATTTTGATTTAAACCAAAACGATTAATAATATCTTGTTCTTTTTTGCGAAGTTCGCCAGCTTTTTTCAATTTAAATTTCCTAGAAAGCATGCTGCTTTCCTTGATTTTATTTATAAAAGGCATCAATGTTGGGTCTTCCAAAAGGTATGCCTTAATGTATTCATTGAAAAACCAGAACTTGGTTATATCATCAAACTTAAGTTTAATGCGCAAATTGGCATCTAAGGTTCCCAAGCTTGGAACTCTAATATATTTTGCGTCTTCTGGAACTATTTTTCTTTTTTTCATTTAAATAAGATGTGTGTTCTGCTCTCACCCAAGCCGGCGCTGGTTTGGCGCACAAACTGAGCTTTAGTCTGTAATTCTTCAATTGTTCTGCACCCTGAATAGGAAAGACCGGATTTAATACCTTTCGTTAGGTCATCTAAAATCAAACCCACTGGACCTTTAAAATCGATTAGAGTGCTTACACCTTCATTGGAGTTATATTTACCGCGCCAATCGATTTGAGCATCTTTGCTTGCCATTCCGCGATATTTCTTTTTAGCACCACCTAGAGTAACTACTTTTTCTCCTGGCGATTCACTTGTTCCACCCAAGAGTGAACCAAGCATAACAAAATCAGCCCCGGCAGCCAAAGCTTTGACAATATCTCCACTAGACCTGATGCCTCCATCAGCAATGATTTTGGTATCCCGGTCGCTGCGAGCGCAATCCATAATTGTTTGAAGTCCAGGCAGACCATGCCCAGTTTGGATTCGTGTAGAGCAGATAGATCCGCCACCGATATTACATCTAACACTGTCTGCCCCCCAGTCTGATAAGTCGTTAAACCCTTGGAGAGTGGCTACATTGCCAGCCATAATATGCACCATATCACCTATTTCTTCTCTAATGGCGGCTATGGCTTCTTTCATTAAGATGTGATGCCCATGGGCGACGTCGATACAAATAACGTTTACGCCTGCATCAACTAAATTAACTGCGCGTTTAAGATAAGCTCCTGTAACTCCAACTGCCGCTGCTCTGTAGCCTGCAGTTGTTATATCTTTGACTAGTTTGCATTGTCCTTGTATTGTATTGTAGCGATGAATAATACCTAAGCCACCAACATTCATTAATGCCATGCTCATATCGCTTTCAGTCACAGTATCCATGGGAGAAGATATGATAGGCAAATCCAAATGGATACGACTGTCTAGATCATTACCAATGTCAATTTCTTTTCTACTTTTAATATCGGAATATTGCGGTACCAATAATACGTCGTCATAAGTTAAGGCTTCTTTAAGCTTCACTAATTACCTCCCATCGTTCTAATAACGAGTTCAATGATGCTCTCATCTTTGGTGATGCTTCTTCTACAAAGAACGTCACATCATAATAAAAATAAGGTTTTTCTTTCGCTGGTCCAAGCTCTTTTGTTATCAAACCTGTAACCTTAGTTTGTTTGTGTTGAACAAGATCACCGACTTTCATTTGTCTCTACCTCTTGAATAAGTTTATCTAAATACCAACGCGCTTTCTTTAAATCTTGTAATGATTTTCCCTTATAAGGATGGCGCGTAACATATTTAATAATATTGCTTTCTGGATAATCCATTTTCCAAGAGCGAATATAAGTGTAGGTTTCTATAGCTTGTTCGCCTTTCCAGTTGATGTTATAATGTTTTGGGCGATTTACTTTGTCTTCGTTCATCCTAGTCCATTTCCGCCCAACTACCCTCAATTATGTCCACATCGTGTTCTTCTAATTGAGCTAGTAATTCTGACCATTGTTCAGGATAGAGAGAATCTGTGTCGCTATCAAACAAAACATAGGTTAAATCACATTCAAAACCTTGCAAGCCTTGCACGTAATCATCAAAAGCCTGAATCATGTCTGGCTCGACGCCAAACGTATTTTCAAACTTTTCAAAAAATGGCAAAGTGTTTTTTTCCTCTTCCCACAATAAAAATTCATCTAGCATATTCAATTCTTCAGCTAGATAATGATCCATTGCGAGACCTTTATTTTTTTGAACATAAAATTGCACTACTCTTCCTTCCTCCTTCCACTAACCAACCCTTCCTTGGTTTCTTTTATCAGGTTAATAGCTGTATTCCAGCATTCAGGGCAATACAGTCGAACTACCTCTTTCTCTTGTTTTACTACAACGTTCCAAGCCATAACTTGTTCTTTATCCAGTTTATTAAAAGGTTTTTCACAAGTCAAGCATTTATCTGGTAAGTGACCGAATAGAGCCACTTTTTCTGCTAATGCTTTTTCAGCTTCCTTCTTGGACTTGTTTGCTTTAGCTCTACGTAATTTTCTACCGAAACTCATGGTACCCTCAACTTGTCAAATTGACCACCAGCTAGCCAATTCTGATCGCACTTGCCTTTAATGCCTGGAACTGCGCCGCTACCTGTCCATTGCCAGATATCCCACTTATCCCACAAGCCGGTCTTGCGTGAAGGTTCTACACCACTATTATAGCTTGCTAGCCATACTGGGTATGAAGCTAACTTATTTTGTTCATCCTTGTCAGCCTTCATAATATAAAGCTGCCATGCCCATCGCGCTGTATAAATAATAGGTCGCGTTTTAGTTTCACATCCTACCTTATCTAGCCATTTTAAACACCACTCTACATTATGGTTGTCATCAGTCTTCATTCCCTTCTCTATATCAAGCACTGGGATCATATCTCCACACTCTAGCCCAACTTTATCAAGTTGCTTGAGGAAATTATCTGCTTCCTTTTCCCAATCATTAGGGTCATCAGGTGAAGTATCAGGGCGACCGAAATGATACGCTCCCACCACTAGTCCTTCTTTTCTTCCATCTTCGAATTTCTTTTCATGCTTAGGATTAACATGAGTTGTTCCTTCGGACACTTTAATCCATGCATATTTGACTCCAGCATCAACAACCTTCTTAAAGTCCACTGTGCCGTTCCAGCTGGATAAGTCAATCCCTGGTAACACTTCGATCCCTAAAGAACCAAGAGTATGTGGGCCGGCAATGCCATCTACTGTTAAATTATTATCGTCTTGATATTCTTTTACCGATTTTTGAGTTCCAGATCCAAAATTTCCATCCGGATCGGCGCCAACCTTTAATTGAAGTCTAGCAACTTCTTGTCCTTTATCACCTTTTCTTAATGTGTATTTAAAACTCATTTTTTTCTCCTTAAATGTTTTTCATGTTCTTCAACGATT